AGCTGACAATCTATTAAATCTCGATATACGTGAATTTGAGAAATATGTACAAAACATAGTAAAAGTACCTTTACAACAACATCAATTTGATGCATTAGTTTCTTGGACATTTAACTTAGGTCCATACAATTTAATGAATTCTACATTACTTAAAGAATTAAACTCAAGTAATTATTCTAAAGTTCCAAGCGAAATAAAACGATGGAATAAATCCAACAATAAAGTTTTAGATGGTTTAGTTAAAAGAAGAGAAGCAGAAGCCAAAATGTTTTGGAATGAAAATTGGGAGCAAGTATAATGTCTTTAGTCAAATACTTATTTAGACCAGGAATCAATAGAGAAGGAACGGAATACGATAATGAAGGTGGATGGTTTGATATAAATTTAGTAAGATTTAAAAATGGTAGACCACAAAAATTTGGCGGATGGGTTAAATTACACACGTCTACATTTTTAGGAACATGTCGCTCTTTATTATCTTGGATTTCATTAGCTGGCACAAAATATTTAGGTGTTGGAACTAATTTAAAATATTATATAGAAAGTGGTGGAGTGTATAATGATATTACTCCTATTAGAAAAACCAGCACTAATTCAATAACTTTTGCAGCAACTAATGGTTCTAGCACAATTACGGTTACAGATTCGAGCCATGGAGCTAATCAAAATGATTTTGTAACAATATCTGGTGCTAATAGTTTAGGGGGATTAATCACAGCAGCAGTTTTAAACCAAGAATATCAAATTGATACGGTTCCTACAACGAATACCTATACGATTACTGCTAAAGATACATCAGGTGCAACAGTTACAGCTAACAGTAGTGACTCTGGTAATGGTGGTTCAGGAGTAGACGGTTCTTATCAAGTCAATACAGGATTAGATGTTTATGTATCCTCAACAGGTTGGGGAGCTGGACTTTGGGGTGCAGGTACATGGGGAAGTTCGTCGCCACTAGGTGGTAATAATCAACTACGTTTATGGACACATGACCATTTTGGTGAAGATTTAATAATAAATGTTAGAGCAGGAGGTATATACAGGTGGGTAGAAAACAATGGTGTTGGTACAAGAGCTGTTGAATTAAGTACGCAAACTGGTGCATTTTTAGTTCCAACAGTAGGATTACAAGTATTGACTTCAGAACGTGATAGACATTTAGTAGTTTTAGGTGCTGATCCTATAGTTGATAACCTTAGAACAGGTGTAGTCGATCCTATGTTAATAGCATTTAGTGATCAAGAAAACCCTCTTGATTTTGAACCACTATCTTCTAACACAGCAGGCAGTATTCGTCTATCTTCAGGTAGCACAATAATAGGTGGTGCTAAAACTAGACAAGAAATACTTATATGGACTGATACTTCTTTACACACTATGCAGTTTATTGGTCCACCGTTTACTTTTGGTGTAAATTTATTAAGCGATACAGCTGGGTTAGTTGGTCCAAACGCAAGTATTACAACTTCGGCAGGAGTTTATTGGATGAGTTACAACACTTTTTACGTGTATACTGGTGCAGTTTCAACACTACCTTGTAGTGTACAAAGTTACGTTTTCGATGATTTTAACGTTTCTCAATCACATAAAGTTTTTGGTTTTAGTAATAGAGAGTTTAGTGAAGTTGGTTGGTTTTATCCTTCTGCAAATGCAACAGAAATAGATAGATATGTAGTATTTAATTATTTAGAAAACGTTTGGTATTATGGTCAACTAACTAGAACTGCTTGGCTAGATACTGATGTTGAACCTTATCCGAGAGCAACAGCTAATAATTATGTGTTTGAACATGAACGTGGGTTTGATGATGATGGTTCTCCTATGACGAATGTGTTTATAGAAAGTTCAGATATTGATATAGGTGATGGTGAAGATTTTTCTTTTATAAGCAGGATAATCCCTGATCTTAGGTTTTTAAGTAATGACGGAGGACAAGTAAATATAGTTTTAAAAACTAGAGATTTTCCTGGAGACACACTAACCACTAATAGCACTAGTGCTATAGCTAAAACTACTAAACAAGCACATGTTAGAGCAAGAGCAAGACAAGCAGTAGTTCGTATAGAGTCTGATGATGATAATGTATCAGGAAACACTAATACTGGTTGGAGACTAGGAGCAACACGTTTAGATTTTAAACAAGATGGTAAACGATGAGCAGATTATTAGTTACAAACTTACCTTTAGAATATGGGGAAACTGTAAATGTAAATACTTTTAATACGTTAATAAGAACTTTAGAATTAAATTTAAGAAATTTTGATCCTGATAATACTAGACAAATCGATGATTCTACTAAAAATATTGCTAATTTTAACACGGGTGCATTAGTTTGGAACACAAACAATAATTCATTAGAAGTATACACTGGAAATAAATGGGTAACTATAACTACTCCTACTAAACAAGCTGGTCTTGAAAGCGTAGGAAGTGTTGGCAGGGTCAGTATAAAACTAGCTGGTGCTACTTCTATAACAGTTACAATTTAGGATTAATCAATCTACCTTTTTCAATAAAATATTTTATATCACTTACAGTCAACCCTTCTATATTATCACACAAAACATCAGCTCGTACAGACCTATACGGTCCATATTCAGTATGTGCTCTTGTCTCATTGAGGTAATCAAATATTTTTAAAACCATTTTATCTACTCTGCTTGAGTTTTTCGTTGGTTTTTTAGCTACTCGAACAAGAGTGTTTTCTAAGTATTGTCTGCGAGGACAAGTCTTAACATTTGATATATTAAGGGTCAATCGCTTACATAATTTTTCATATTTGTTTCCATGTAAAGATTTAAATTGTATTCTTTTTTCGTTTAATGAACGACTTAACTCCTTATAACTTGGTCTGTCGGGGTGAAAGTTTTTCAATAAAACACAAAAAGCTGATACAAAAGATGGTCCGTGCAAATCAGATGTTAAAAGATGAGCATATTCATGAAGTACAACAGACCAACATCTTGCCCAATCTCTAGGAATTTTAATTTCTCCAGTCCAAGATGCAGTTGCTTTACTTCGTCTATTTGTAAAAACAACTTTAGTTTTTCTCCTACGTTTTAACTTTCTATCTAACTCTTTATAAATATGACGTATTTCATCATCGGTTAGTTCTTGTTTTCCCTTACCACTCCATTTTGCTGCATTTTCCCATGCATAAACTTTTGATCTTTGTGTATCTATCATATAGTTCTCCTTTATTGTTTCTTAATAAATATATCATACTCTCATTTAAAGTAAAAGTAAAGGACTTTTTTATTTTGTTGTTCCCGAGTATCATATAGTTACAGTAAATCACTGCAGCTTACAGGTAAAGCAATACACCTGCGTTAATACATTATATAATAGAGATGCATGAGAACAACAGGAATAGAAAACGCAGCACAGTTTTTAGAAGCTCAAGGTCGTAAAGGAGATGATTCTTTAGCACACGTAACTACAGGAGAAACAATTGTTCCTGAAGTTGTATTAAACAATAATCCACAACTAAAAAAAGAATTACAAGAAGAATTTACTGCTATGGGTTTACCTATAGATTCTTTCGTTGTAGGTTCAGGAATAATGTCAATAAATCCAGCAACAGGACTACAAGAAGCTGGTATAATAGGTGAACTTAAAAAAGGTATAAAAAAACTTGGTCCAACTATAGGAGCTGTTGTAGGGGGTGTATTTGGTGGACCTGCAGGTGCAGCAGCAGGTGCAGCAATTGGTTCTAAAACTTCTGCTGATACTGATAACTTATTTAGAAACGTAGTTCTTGCTTATGGAGGAGCAAATATTGCACAAGGTGCAGGTGTTCCAGGTGCATTTGATTCTGCCAAAACTGCTTTTTCTGCTGCTGGGGGTTTTAGTAATCCTCTTACAGCTACAGGAGATTTTCTAGGAGCTATGTTTAATCCTGCCAACTATACACCGATGGCTGGTGGACAAAGTGGTATAGGAGGGTTTTTTCAAAACATCGGTTCAGGAGCTGCTAGAAACTTAGGTTTTGGAGGGAATATTGCTTTATCAGACCCATCTTTAGGTCTTAGCCCAGCACAACAACAAGCTATATCTCAAAATATGCTTACTACAGGCAACACGGCATTCGATGCTGCATTAGATCTAGGGATTAAAGACACAACTATT